GCGGACGACGGCGCCGCGCCGTGCTGCGCGTCATTTGGCTTCGGCCAGTGCAGCGCGGAGGAGTGGGAGGTGCCGGATGGCGACTAAGGCGGCAGTGCTGCAGGCGTGGCTCGAGGGCTTCGGCCTTCCCGTGTACCGCGACTCGGCGGTGCCGGGCGAGGCGAAGATGCCCTACATCACCTACGACCTGCCGACCGCGTCGTTCGGCACGCAGTGCAACTCCGAGGTGAACCTCTGGTACCGGACCTCGTCCGAGGCCGCGCCCAACGCCAAGGCCGAGGAGGTCGCCCGGGCGCTGGGGCTGTCGGGCGTGCTGCTGCCGTGCGACGGCGGCGGCATGTGGGTGATGCAGGGCGAGCCGTTCTGCAACGCCATGGCCGACGAGGACAACGCCGTGAAGCGCCGAATCATCAACCTGACCATTGAGTACATGACCAGCTACTAGGAGGTCATATGTCTAAGTTCACGCGCATCCCCGAGAACACGTTCAAGGAGATCGTCATCAACGCGGGCCTGCTCGCCACGAATTTCAACCCCAAGACCGCCGAGGTCGCGGAGTCCGAGCTGATGGGCGCGACGAGCGGCGGAACCAGCTTCGCCGCCACGCCCAGCTTCATCGACTACGGCGAGGACATCGACAACTGCCCCGCCAACACGATGGAGCTCAAGCGCATCGACAGCATCGAGGCCAAGCTGAGCGGCACCTTCGTAACGCTGAACACCGCGCTCGGCAAGAAGCTCGCAGCCGCAGCCGACGAGACCGAGGGGAAGATCGTCCCGCGCTCCGCGCTCTCGGAGGAGGACTTCGCCGATATCTGGCTCATCGGCGATTACTCGGGCGAGAACGGCAACGGCTATATCGCCATCCGCCTCATCAACGCGCTCAACACGGGCGGTCTGCAAATCACGACGCAGAACAAGGCCAAGGGCCAGTTCGCGTTCGAGTTCACGGGCCACTACTCAATCAAGAACCCCGAGATCGTGCCCTACGAGCTGTATATCAAACAGGAGATTGGAGCCTAACCATGAAGCTGAACAACCTTAACGCCGACGAGTTCCAGAATGCCATGTGCCTATTGGCGGACGTGGCGGAGGACGTCATGAACGGCGAACTCGGCGCAAAGGCAAAGGCCTCCTACGCCAAGTTCCGCTCCGACTCCGCCAAGGCCAAGGCCAAGGCGACCGCCAAGGCGAAGGGCGACCCCGAGGCCGCGAAAGCAGCCGCCACCGCCGAGGTCAACGGCCTCGCCGTGGACATGGTGGCCGGTCTGCTGCCCGACGTGCTGCGCCAGGGCGGCGAGATCAGCTACAAGCTGCTCGCCGCACTCGACGGCCAGACGCTCGAGGAGTACAAGGCCGACTTCACCGTCAAGAAGTGGGTGAACGACATCAAGGATGCCATCGACGGCATCGACGGCATCAAGGACATTCTGGCTCCTTTTTTTGGATAGCCGCCGAGGACCCATCTCACATATGGCTCTGTCTGGGCGAGTACGTCGGGCCACGGCGTGCTCGCCCGTTCTCTAGGTACATGGTCGCGCGGTGGCGCGAGCGGGACGAGCGGGAGGCGTTCCGCGTGTACCTGAGCGAGTCGGTGCGCCTCATGGCGCAGGGGAAGTGGCTCAAGGAACCCTTCCTGAGCATCGTCAACGGCGGTGCGGGCGATGGGTCCGAGGCGGAGGACACGCGCGGCGGCGACGAGATCGCCGCAGACATCATCGAGCGGATGGGATTGAGGGTGGTCTAGGTGAACCTTCTTGACCTGATGATTAAGGTCGGCCTCAAGGACGAGGCCAGCGGCAAGGCCGAGGGCGTGGCCTCGAAGGTCGTGGGCACGCTCGGCAAGGCCGGAGCGACTGTTGCCAAGGCGGTAGGCGCGGGCGTCGCCGCCGTGGGGACGGGCGTCGCTGCCGTCACGGGCATGAGCATGAACGCATACGCCGCATACGAGCAGAACGTCGGCGGCATCCAGAAGATATTCGGCAACATGGGCAAGTCGCTCGAGGACTACGCCGCCATGACCGGCCAGACCGTCGAGCAGTGCTCCGGTAAGTGGGAGCAGCTCGAGCAGGCCCAGACGACGGTGCTGGCCAACGCCGACCGCGCCTACATAACGGCCGGCCTGAGCGCCAACCGGTACATGGAGCAGGTGACGGGATTCTCGGCCTCGCTGGTGGCCTCGCTTGGCGGCGACACGGTCAAGGCCGCCGAGTACGCCAACACGGCAATGGTCGACATGAGCGACAACGCGAACACCTTCGGCACGGCGATGGAGGACCTCCAGAACGCGTACCAAGGATTCGCCAAGCAGAACTACACCATGCTCGACAACTTGAAGCTCGGCTACGGCGGCACTAAGGAGGAGATGCAGCGCCTCGTCAAGGACGCGCACGCCGTCAACTCCGCCGTGGACGAGTCGAGCCTCTCATTCGACAACATCGTGCTCGCCATCCACACGATGCAGGAGCAGATGCAGATCGCCGGCACGACCTCGCGCGAGGCCGCGACGACCATCGAGGGCTCCTGCAACATGGCCAAGGCAGCCTGGGAGAACTGGGTGACGGAGCTGGGCAAGGACGGCGCCGACATGGGCAAGCTCACCGAGGAGCTGTTGCAGTCGGTCGAGACGGCGGCCTCGAACGTCGTCCCGCGCGTTGCGACCATCGTCGGCACGGCGCTGTCGCAGCTGCCGAGCCTTGTCACGTCGGTCGGTCCCGTGCTCAGCCAGGCGTTCGTCGACATTTTCACGCAGGCGCTCGACAGCGCGGCTGAGGCCGTGCCCGGGCCCATGGGCGACATCCTCTCCGCCGTGTCTGACGGCGTGGACGAGATCGGCGAGCGCTTCAAGGGCCTTGGCGAGATCTGGGCGGTTGGTGACAACCCGTTGGAGTCGCTGCACCTCGCCATGGTCTACGGGCTGACGCTGATCGACGGCGACCTGTCCACGCTGCAGGAGAACATCACCTCTTCGCTGCCCGGCATCGCCGAGGGCTTCGCCGACGTCGGCGGCGAGGTCGTTTCCAGGCTCGCCGAGGGGATCGAGATGGGGCTGTCTTCCCTCTCCGAGACGGCGGCGTCGCTCATGACGTCGCTCGGCGGCTACCTGTCCGAGAACCTGCCCTCCATCACGGAGAGCGGCCTGCGGATTCTCACCGCCCTCTCCGAGTCCATAGCCGAGAACGCGGACGTTCTTGCCGAGGGCGCGGCGAACCTCATCGTCGGCTTGGCGCAGGGCATAGCTGACAGCCTGCCGACCATCATCGAGCAGGCACCGGTCATCGTGCAGAACCTCGCCAGCGCGATCAACGACAACGCGCCGACACTGCTCGGTGCCGGCATCCAGGCAATCGTGACGCTGGCGCTCGGTATCGTGCAGGCGATACCGACGCTCATCGCCAACATCCCGGCCATCTTCTCGGCCTTCGTCTCGGCATGGTTGGCGCTCGACTGGTTGAGCCTCGGCAGGAACGCCATCACGTTCCTGGGCAACGGAATCGCGAACATGGCCGGCTTCGTGCGCTCGTGCGGCACCAACATCGTGTCCGCCATCCGCGGTGCCATCGCCAACCTGCCGTCCACCCTGGCGAGCATCGGACGCAACGGAATCAGCAGCCTGGGCTCCGCCATCCGCGGCGCGGTCGGCTTCGTGACCTCGGCGGCCTCGAGCATCGGCAGCTCCATCATGGGCGCCCTGTCCTCAATCCCGGGCCGCGTGGCCTCCATCGGCTCGCAGATCGTGCAGGGCATCGCAAACGGAATCAGCGGCGCGGCTGGCGTGGTCGTGAGCAAGATTACCGGCGTGGTCGGCGGCGCCATCGACGCGGCCAAGAACCTGCTGGGTATCCACTCCCCCTCGCGCGTGTTCCGCAAGATTTTCGGCTACGTCATGGAGGGCGCGGCCCTCGGCATCGACGACACGGCGGACGAGCCGGTTAAGTCCATGAGGTCGGCGGTGCGCAACGTCGAGAAGGCCGCCGTGTTCGGTGTGAGCGTTACCGGCGGCGGAACAT